GGGCGGGTGTTGTCGGGGTCTTCGGACATGACGATCCCGAAATGTCCCGTCTTGGGGCGGGTCGCCCACTTCTTCGAATGCAGCTCCGCCTTACACAAGTCGTTGACGATGGCCAGCATTTCTTCGCCCTTGGCGCGTAGGTGGTCTTTCACCGCAGGCATGTGCCGGATAGCGCGGTGCTGCTCCTCAGTCAACTCCATTAGTCGACCCTCCTCACGTGCACTGTGCCGCCGAACAAACCTGAATAGCGTTGCCACGGCAAACCATTCGACCAAGACACAGGCCGGTTCTGAACCTCATACGACAACCAATCGACACCGTTGAACACCAACACCGTGTCACCCTTTTTGTACGGTCTCGGGTCCGGAACCTGCAAAATCAGGTCCGTGATGGTGCGATCCACATACTCGATGGAGATGGGGTCCACCCGGCCGTCATGCAACTGCTGAATCCCGATGATCATCCGCGTCACCGGATCCGCTAAGGCCCCGGTCTCGTTGCCGTCAGCATCAACCCCGCCATCCGTCACATAGCTTCGGTGCCGAACCTCAATGGAGGTGGGAAAGACGGACAACAATTTTAGAACCTGACTAGGGTGAACGGCCCCAGCCGGCGCCGCTGATCATCACTTAAAACAACCCCAAGTTCCCCGAATCCGATGCTGTACGGGCCGGACGAAATCTGTTTCGCCACACCGGAAGGCAACTCCATCGCACGGTTCGCCAACTCCATCCCCACCGACGCAACCACCGGCGGCAAAACGTCGTAGCCGTGGGTGAACGTCACCTCGGCGTACCTCCCAAACGGGGAGGGGAACTCGCGGAAGGGGTGCTCGTCCTCCAACGGCCACAACGGCCACGGAAAGTAGCTTTGCCGGTGGCGGCGGATGTAGCCGGACTGGTGCCAGTGATACGTATTGCTGTCCAGCTCCAGGTCGCCCAACGTCACCGAGGCGACGTCAGTCACATACAGGGAAGGCAACATGATGGTGCCGTCGGGCTGGATCGGGCACTCCACTGTCACATCGACACTGGGGTAAATGTGCCACTGGCAGAAGTTTCGGATCGCGTCCCCCGCAGCCTCCAGAAACCAGGCCGGGTCCGACGCCTGAAACGACGCCAAATCCGTTGCATTGAGTAACGGCTGACCCACGGGGTTAGTCACGGCTGGGTGATCCTGATCTGCGTCATTTCCGTCACCACCACCGGCCCGCTCTCACTGTTGAAGACAACTTTCGTGACCGGCCGGTAAATCACTTCGTCGGTGTCGGCCGGTACGTCAGTCACTTCGCTTTGGACCTCGCCGTGCTCTTTTTGGGCTCGGGTTTCTTCTCGTCCTCAACGACTTTCGACTTCGTCACCGGATGATCCTCACGGTCGGGGCGTTTGGCTTTCGCCGCGGCCTCCACAGTTAGACCCTCAGCTTCGGGGCCGGTCGTCCAGGCGCGGTCCATCTCGTAATCGGAAATGCTGGTCCTGTTACCCACTTTTTCTCCTCCTGGGTGGAGACGGGACCGGGGAAGGGTCCCGGTCCCGTCTCAACTCGATTTAGCTGCTGGGGCCGTTCTGCAGCTGGATCAGCTCGAACAGCTCGGGACGCTCCACCATCAGACCAACGCGTTCCTCACTTCGACAAGTCCAGAGGTTTTGCTCGAAATCTGTGCCGTTGACGTTGGTGATGTCGGTCCGCAAACCACCGCGGCGGAGGATGCGGTTCCAGCCGGCGAAGTCACCCACCAGAATCAAGCCTTGGGGCATGGCTGGGGTGGTGACAACCTTTTTGCCCCACAACGCGAACTGGTTGGTTGCTTGTGGGGTTGGCTGGTTCTGGTTGTAGCCGTAGTCCGCGCCGAACATCGAACCGCCGTAGTATTGAAGGTTGTTGTCCTTCGCCAGGCGGATCGTCAGGAAGTCCAGCGGGTTCATCAGGATGGCGTCGGGCTCGAAGAAGTGCAGAGTCCGAATGTCCACGATGGCATTCAGGATGCCTTCCGCGATAGCTGTACCGGTCGGTGGCTTGCTGCCAGTGGCTCCAACGACAGCGCGGCCCGGGGTGACCGATGCGACGGTGTCAGCGCCCGCACCGATACCGGCGGTGCCGGAAGTGGGCCACGACAGGTTGGTGATCGCGGTAACCGTCTGTGGGGCGGTGAAACCACCGGTGCGGTTCAACAGGCCGTTGACGCCGGGATAGCCGGAGCCCGCAACCAGTTCGATCTCTTCCTTACGTTGCACACCCTGCACACACCGCTGCTGAATCAGCGACCAAATGTAGGCGGCGTCCTGGATCATTTCGTCGGTGGCCCGCTCGAGGTTGGCGATCTTGCCGACCTGCTCGGTGTACCGGGTGAATGAGTGCGTCGAAGTGGGCTTCGTCGCGCCTTCCGCGGTGGCGGCGGCGTTGTTCGTCCACGTCGACTCACGCACATACGTCACGACCGGCGAGTCCGTCGCATAGGACGGAATCAGTTGGGCGACCACGTTCTCGTAGAACCGCAGGTCGACCACGCCGGGCACGAACTCGGGCTGAATGAACGGACCCGCAGTCCCAGCGAGGAAGTACGCGCCGTTCGCCAGTGCGGCGGGGGTGGAGGTGCCTGACGCGCCTTCACCGGAAAGCCCGGTCACGCCTTGGGCTTTCATCCGCATGTCGTCGTTGTAGCTTTTCAGCCCGAACTCGAAGGTGACTTCGCCGCGTTCACGGTTCGCGGCGGCTGACTTGAGCCGTTCGAACCCGTCGCGGTACTGCTTGAGGTGCCTGGGGGCTTCGTGCTCCACCGGGTCACCGCTGGGCTGCGGGTCGGCTGAGCCAGCCAAGCCTTGCGCGGCGCGCAGATTCTTGATCGCTACACCGATGTCCTCGTTGGACTTTTCGGCTTTCTCGCGGAACGACACGAACTCGTCGAGGGTGATTTCGTCCGCTTCGAACGCCTTTGATCTTTCGCTTACCTCGCGGCGCAGCTCTTCGCCCTGCCGTGTGAGGCTATCAATGGTTGGCATTGCTAGTCCTTTACATTCATGCTGATCAGGAACGCGAGGGCTCGCGCCTTCTCCAGCTCTTTTGCTTTAATTTGTGCCTCGTCATCGGCGGATTCGTTCACGGCGGCAGCGGCTTTCGCGGCGGCGGCGGTGTTTTCCTCGGCGGATTCCTGCGGCGATCCACCCTCTGCAGGGGTGGAAGACTTATCGGTGACACTCTCGGTGTCTTTGTTGGCGCCGTCTGCGGCACCTGATTGGGCTTCGATGTCGTTCATGCATTGCGCACCCAAGTGGATGGCGGCGTCGTGGATGGCCTGCACCATGTCGTCGTGCTTCACAGTGGGGTTGTCCCCCGAGGCGGACATGCCGCCTTCGGCTTTGATTTCCGCTGCTTTGGAGGCGAGCACGACCGCTTCCGGGTTGGCGGGGATCGCGACGAAAGCGGCGTTCAACAATTCCCGTTGGACCCCTTCACCCTTCTCGCTTTTCGACTCCGAGTAGGTGACGGACAGGGAGTTGACATGGCCTTCGTTGACCAACTGCCGGACCATCTGCGCATAGGGGGTGGAGGCGAAGGTGCCTTTGGCGACCATCCGGTTCCCCTCGATGCGGGGAACCGCCGAGCCTACGGTTTTATCCAGGCTGCGTCCGTGGTCGCCGTCGATGTGGATGCGTTCGGGCAACGGTTGTTTCCACTCGTCGGCCCACAGGTTTTCGTTGTCCCGGTCCTTCGTCTCCGTGGAAAGTACGACTTCGAATTCGCCGTTAGGATTCTCTGATTCAACCGTTGCCACGGTGGCGTTCTTTTGGATCACGTTCACGCGATTCGCCTCTCTAACAGGAATTCGCACGCCTCACGCACGCCGTCTTGGTCGCCGGTCTTCTGAATGACTTCACGGGCTGCTTCTTGCAAAGTGCGTCCCCTTCCGAGGAGTCCGCCCATCGCCCGGACATGCTGCTGAATATCTGGTTTCGGCACATTCGTGCCAGTAGAGTTGCCACCAGGAAGAGCAGGGACATGCGTCACCGGCTCTTCTGCGGCGGTGGGAGTTTCGGTGGTTTGCCCCAACGGAACCATCGCACCCTGGATATACAGCTTGTCCGCCTCCGGGCCGGCAACATTCAGGTCGAAGTATTGGCGGGCTTCGGAAGGTTTCATCACACCCACCGTCACAAGGGATTTCACCGATTCCGCCCGCTGCTCAAACGAACCCCGAAGAACCTCGGCGACAGCGAATTTCATCACCTTGGGGCCGTTGAACTCCATGCCCACTTCCCAGTTGATGACGTCCTCAATGAACTCCACCCGCGGCGCCAACGAATCCCTATAGAGGGACCGCATGTTTTCGGTGATGTTGGAGAACGTGGCGTCGTCCATGATCTGCAACGCCGACGGGGGAAGATCAAACACCCCGGCGACTTCTTGCCGGTTCAACTCCCGGGCTTCGAGATACGCCATGTCGACGGCTTTGGAGTCGATCGGCTTGAACGTCACCCCATCCTCTAAAACGATGACGCGGCCGTGGTTCCCGGTGCCTTGGTGTTCGGACTGAAACGCCATCTTCAACCTTTGACGGCCGTCGGTGCCGAGTTCGCGTTCGGATTCGACAGTTCCGGTGGGGTTGGTGCCGTTCTTCCACGTCGCCGCCATCGAACGGCGGGACGAATCCTCATTCAACAAAGTCGATCTCAGCGGCTCCAAGCGGCTGATGCCGCGCATCAACCCGTCGGGGTTGTATTCGCGGAAACACACCATGTCGTCGCGGGCATACACCTGATTGGGGCGGCCCATGAACCGGTACATTTCGGTGCCGTCGGTGTCACGGAAAATCTGCAACAGACTTGGGTGCATGGGAACGAGGCCGGTGATCTGCCTGCCTCGGCCCTCACGCAGTTTGATCCAATACGCTTCGCCGTAGATTTCGATGGTGGCGGCGGTCCACTCCCAAAAATTCGTGGGCGGCATCGTGGGGCACGGGTTCGCGATCAACTGCGCGAAATGCCCATCCAGGTCCAGTTCCTGCCCAGAGTCCGGGGACTGATCCCACACCGCAGCACCAAGACGGGCAATGCTTCGCGACACTTTCCGGACAGCGGCGTACACCCAGGGCTGCGTCCGGTACAGCTGCCCGTAGGAGGCGAACGCTGTCTCCAACGACATGCCCAGGCGGGGCACGAAATACGACGGCCAAAACTGAGGAGCCGTCTCCGCGAACGCCTGCGGC